GTATAGCACTCCAGAAGCGGCTCATGCTGCGTACACAAACGCTGCCCGCAGGCTTCACGGCGAGTTTGCGCGACCAGAATAAATGGCAAATTTCACAGACTACTCAACCGGAGCAACGAATAGCGGCGGGCCAACTCCGGTCGCGCAGTCTGAGGGTAGGACATCTGACGGAAGCGAAGGCTATTGGACACTCACTCAGTGCAAAGATAGCTTTGTGGACTACCTCGGCCTCAAGCGCGAAGAGATCGACGAGCAGCAGGACGCGCGTCGCTACTACCATGCGAGCCAGTGGACTGAAGAACAGATCAAGAAGCTGAAGCAGCGCAACCAGCCGCCGACCGTGTTCAACCGCATCGGCCGGAAGATCGACGGCGTGGTGGGCCTGGTCGAGCGGCTGAGGCAAGACCCCAAGGCGTATCCCCGCACGCCGAAGCACGAGGAAGGCGCCGAGCTGGCAACCGCCGCGGTGCGCTATGTGCTGGACGAACAGCGCTGGAAGGAAAAGCGGCCCGAGATCGCGCGCAAGGGGGCCATCGACGGTATTGCCGGCATTGAGATCCTGATCGAGCGCGGCGACCGCGGAGACCCAGAGATTGGCTTCGACATCGTGGAGCCGGATTCATTCTTCTACGACCCGCGCAGCTATCGCGCCGACTTCACCGACGCCAACTTCATGGGCATCGCGAAGTGGCTCGATATCGATATCGCGCAGGAGATGTTCCCGGACTCGGCTGACCTGCTGGCCGATATCGGCGACGCGACGGAGTTCACCACCAACCCCGACCGTGAGCGCAAATGGTTCACGATGACGGGCACGCGCAAGCAAATCCGCGTCGTCGACCTGTGGTATCGCCACAAGGGTAACTGGTGCTGGGCGATCTTCACTGGCGCCGGCAAGCTCATGGAGGGGCAATCCTACCTGAAGGATGAGAAGGGCCGCAGCCAGTCCAAGTACGTCATGTACTCGTCCAACATCGACCAGGACGGCGACCGCTACGGGTTCGTGCGCAATCTGAAATGGGCGCAGGACGCCATCAACGCCCGCCAGTCCAAAATGCAGCACATCCTGGCGAGCCGCCGGCTGATGCTGCAGCAAGGCGCCGTGGCGGACGTGGAGGTGGCGCGGCGCGAATGGGCTCGGCCTGACGGCGTGGTGCTGACCACGGGCCCGGTCAACGAGGGCGCCAAGGCTGACGACATGTCGTTCGACTTCACCGGCTGGGCGAAGATGATGGAAATGGCCCTCGCGGAGATCGAGAACTTCGGGCCGAACCCGGCGCTGATCGGGCAGGGGATCGAGAACAAGTCAGGGCGCGCGATCCAGTTGCTGCAGCAGGCGGGGCTCGCCGACCTCGGGCCGTATCTGTCGGGCTTCAAGGGCTGGACGTTGAGGGTTTACCGCGCCGTGTGGTGCGCGGTGCAGCAGCACTGGCAGGCCGAACGCTGGATTCGCGTCACGGACGACGAGGGCATTGCCCAGTTCATTCAGATCAACGGGCTTGGCGTCGATCCGAACACCGGCATGCCGGCGCTCGTGAACGCCATCGGCGCGCTGGACGTGGATATCATCCTCGACGAGGGGCCAGACCAAGTCAACATGCAGGGCGACGCCTATGACACGCTGATTGCCCTCGCCGGCCAGGGCTCTCAGGTGCCGCCAGACGTGCTGCTCGAGCTGTCGCCGCTGCCGGCGTCAGTCAAGAAGCGGCTGCTTGAGAGGATGGAGAAGGCCCAGCAACCCGGCCCGCAGCAGCAGATCGAACTCCAGGGCGGCATGGCCAAGGTGAAGCAGGTCGAGGCCGACGCGCAGCTGAAGCAGGCCCAGACCATGAAAACCATGGTCGAGGCCCAGCTTGCACCGCAGCAACTCCAGGCCGATGCCATGGGCAACGCCATGGGCGGCCCGCAGCCGATGCCGATCGAGCACGAGAAGATCGCGGCCGAGATCGAGGACAAGCGCGCGTCAGCGCTGCTGCGACACACGCAGGCCGCTAAGACAGCCATGGAAACCCGCCTGATGCCCGCGCAGATGCGCATGGACGCGGACAACGCGGAGGCTGATCGGCAACTTGCTGCGAGGCAGGCACAGCAGCGCGCCGCACAGAGGCCGCAGGCATGACCAAGGATGAGGCCATCCTGTTCGTGAAGAATCAGCTTGCCGGTCTGAAAATTCCGCGCCCCGGGAACCCTAACCCCTCAAAAGCTAAGTTTTCGCACCCGGGCAGTGAGCCGGTGACCCATAATTATGGGCGATGCGAACTGGCAGAGCTTCTGAGTTGGATCTTTCACGAAGAAGTCCGGCCAAGAGACCTCAAGTAAGCCTTTTCGTCCGCGGCAGACGACACAGCCGCATCCGCATGCATCAGCGAAATGATGCTCGCCCCTTCCCGGCGAGACGGGATGATTTTGCGCCTTCGCGGCGAAACAGCGAACAGGACGAACCATGGTGGACATGACAGTGCCGGTCGACGACGCGGAGATGTTCCGCTCGGCGATCAGCGATGAGCAGCCGAAGGCCGAACCGGAGGCAAGGCAGGAGGAGGCGAAAGCCGAATCCACCGAGCAGGAACGGGCGCGAGACGAGCAGGGCCGGTTTGCCCCGAAGACCGAGAAGCCCGCGGAGCAGCAGGCTCAGGAGCCGGCCAAGCCCGAGGGCCAGCAGCAGGCCGATCCGGACCAGTCCGCACAGGTGCCCTCGTGGCGCTTGCGCGAAATTAGCGAGGAACGGAATCGGGTTGCCAAGGAACTGGCCGAGGAACGCCAGGCTCGGCAGCGGTTCGAGGCCGAGGTGCGCGAGCTTCACGCCCGGCAGCAACAGGCCCAGCAGAAGCCCCCGCCGGACATGCTGGCCGAGCCCGAGGCTTGGCAACAGCATCTCGTCACGCAGCAGCAGGCATCGCTCGACCAGCTTCGCTTCGGCATCTCCGAGGACTGGGCGCGCGACAAGTACGGCGATGAGAAGGTCGAAGCCGTCAAGAAGTGGGTCGACGCGGAGGTTCGCGATCCGGCAACGCGGCACAAGATCTACACGGCCCGCAGCCCGTATCGCGAAATGATCAAGCTCCACGACGAGCGCCAGACCCTCTCGCAGATCGGCGGAGACCTCGGCGCATACAAAGCCAAGGTGCTCGAAGAAGCCCTGAACGACCCGGCCCATCTCCAGCGCGTGGCAGACAAGCTGCGCGGTGAGCAAGGCCAACCGTCCACCAACGGTCAACGTCCTGTAGTCCAGCTTCCGCCGTCGCTCAGTCGAGCACCGGGCGCCAACGTCCCACGGGACGGCACGGCCGGTGATCTCAGCGACGCATCGCTTATTGCCCACGCATTCGCGCCTGGGAGGCGCTAGGCGTAGGCCACGACGAAAGGGGCAGCGGCCATGGCCGTTACCACGATTCAGAGCAATAACAAGCTCATCCAGTTCACTCGCGACATCAATCGCGAGTTCGTGCGTGAGAATCTGTTCTCGCCCTACATGGGCGATGACGTGACTGCGATCATCCGGCGCCGCTTCGAACTCAAGAACGGCGGCGATCAGGTGAATATCCCCATGGTCACCAAGCTGTTGGGGAACGGCAAGTCAACCGGCACTCTGGCCGGCAACGAGGAGCGCATCGACAACTACGGCATGCGGGCGTGGGTCGATTTCCTGCGCCATGCCGTGGCCACGACCAACAGCGAGCAGCAGAAGGACTCGGCGGACATTTTTGGAGAAGCCAAGCCGCTGCTGAGCGACTTTGCCAAGGAACGCCTGCGCGATGAGATGATTCAGGCTTTCATGGCTCTCCCAAGCGAGTCGGCGCCTGCCGCTTTGAACAGCGATGAAGGCCAGCGCGTCAATGGCATCCTGTTCGGCGATTCGACCGCCGCGCAGAAAAACACGTGGCTGGCGGACAACGTCGACCGCGTTCTGTTCGGAAACGCGCTGTCGAACCACTTCTCGTCCACCACGATCGCCACGTTCACGTCGGCGCTGTCGGTCGTCGGCACGGCGCAGAAGTTCACGGCAACGACCGTGGGCATGCTCAAGCGGCGCGCGGAACTGTGCTCGCCCAAGATCCGGCCGTTCAAGACCCGGAATGGGTACGAATACTACGTTGCCTTCGCCGGCTCGAATGCCTTCCGCGACGCTCGGCAGGACACGCTGATCAATGCGGCCAACAAGGACGCCCGTGCTCGCGAAGACAGGGGCATGGACGATAACCCAATCTTCCAAGATGGCGACCTGATCTACGAGGGCGTGATCATCCGGAAGGTGCCGGAAATCTCGGTGGCGATTGCCTCTGGCACGCTCATCGGCGGCTTCACCGGCTGGTCTGCGCTGGTCAGCGGCGGTGTGTCGGGCCGCATCGAACCTGTGTTCCTCTGTGGTCAGCAGACGGCAGCAATTGCGATGGCCCGCGCACTCAAGCCCACGTTCCGCAAAGAGGACGACTACGGGTTCATCTCTGGCACTGGCTTTGAGACTGCATATGGCGTTGTGAAGATGTTCAAGAAGCACGCCATGTACATCCCGAACACGTCCACGCTGAACTCGAACTCGTCCGCAGCAATCGGCGGAGGGCTCGCATCCCTTGTCCAGTGGGGCATGGTGACGGGCTTCTTCTCGGCCCCGGTCGACGCATAAGGAGCACGGATCATGACGCAATTCACTGCAACCCGTGCCAACGCCCGCGCTCCTGCCGCAGCCGCCGGCTGGGCTCAGGATCTCAAGCGTGCCTGGGGCACGATCGAGATTTCTGCCGCGCCCATCACCAACGACACCTATCTCATGTGCCGCCTTCCCAAGGGGGCCATGATCGTCGGTGGCTATCTCCAGGGCGACAAAATCGACTCGGCGGGCTCAGGCTCGGCGTGTCTGACCATCAACATCGGCGTCGATGCGGCGATCACGACGGCATCTGGAACCGCGGTGACCACGGCCAGCACGAGCAATGCGCTCGCCTCGGCCTGGGCGCTCGGCCCCGACACGGCGGCTGTGACCGGCTACAAGAACGATTCCGCCGTGCGCAACCTGCCCCTCGGCAGTCTCCTGCTGACCGATGGTCCGCTGCTCGTTTCCGACGAGTGCAACGTCATCGTGAAGGCCACCAATACGGTGTGCGGCTTCACCACCGGCACGCTGACGCTGCTGGTCGACTACTACATGAGCACGCATTCCTGATGCTCGTGCATCTCGACAACTGTTGCGTGGTCGACGGGGAAGGGCTCGACCGGAACCTGACTTCGGTTCTGGCGCGAGGCCTTCCCCAATGCCGCGAACAGCCCGCACGGACAGAGAAGCTTGCCGTCGTCGGCGGCTCCCCGTCCGTGCGGGAGTTCCTCGACGAACTCCGTTGCTGGCCCGGAGAAGTCTGGGCCATCAATGGAGCCTACGACTTCCTGCTCGACAACGGCGTTGTCCCGCAGGGATTTCTCGGCGTTGATCCGTTGCCGGGGCTTGCCGAGTACGTGCGCAATGCACGGCGTGAGACGACATTCTACCTGTCGGGCCTGCTCGATGCGTCCGTGTTCGATGCGCTCGCCGGCCACGATGTCCAGCTATGGTTTCCCGAGCAGGACGCCGTGAAGTGGCCGCCCGGCCTGTGGCTCGTGGGCGGGGGCACCACAGCCATGACGCGGGCGCCGTTTCTGGCGCGGCTTCTCGGCTGGCGGGATATCGCGATATTCGGCGCCGACT